ATAGTCATCTTCATTAAACCTTTTTTGTAGATCTTCAAGATATTCTTTTATGGAATTTAATCCACTTACCACACCGCATACATATTTGTATTCAGCATAATCCTGAATACTACCACTACTTAGCTTTTGAAGTAAATTATTATGTTTAATATTAATCTCTTCAAGTACCAGATCATAAGCATCCATTATACTTGTTCTCCCGATCCTGCGTCTTTAGTTAAAGAAGCGCCTATTTTTGTACCCTCTAATAACTGTTTAACCTGTAATTCTTCGTCACTTTTTGCAGCATCTGCTAGGAGTCTAGCCGCAGTTTGTTTTTCTTGAGACTGGATACGAGCTGCCTCAAGTTCTACCGTGGCTTGGTCTTTAGCTGTTTTACGTTGAATTTCAGCTTCTTTTAGCTGTAATTCTTTCTGTTGCATTTGTACAACTGGGTCTTGTGCTTGTTGCGCTGCCTGTTCTTGCGCTGCTTGTCCCTGACTTTGTTGTAGTAATTGCTCAGATGCGTCTGCAACCAGACGTGAAAGTTGTACTTCCACATCTTCTGGTAGTTGTTCATCCAACGGTGGTAATGGTACACCTAACTGCTCTTCTAGTCTAATTCTATACAAGAACGCCACATGTTCCGCTATATGTGCCTGTATAGCTGCCTGCATTTGTGGAGCCTGTGGATTATTTTCTAATACTTTAAGAATTAATGGATCTTGAATAGCGTTGGTGTGAACTCTAATGTGTGCTTCATGATCCTGATAACTAAATGCTTTAACAGGTTTACTGTTTAGTATATCCATATTTTCAGAAACAGGGTTAGTTGGTTTCTGTTCTTCTTCAGAAGGAATTAACTTCTGCACATTTTCTATACCAATAGTTTCTAACATTTGTTTGTGTAATTCAGGTATGTCATATATTTGCGGTGCAGATGCAGCTAACTGCATGACTGTCTGATACTGCACCACCTTTTGTGCCATAGTTGATGAATTAGGATTGGCAACAGGTACAACCTCCACCATATCATAATCAGATTTTTTAACTTGTCTTGTACCTTTATCTGGGTCGTAACTATAACTACTTGAAGTATCTTCTTTAATAATTTTTGCTAACAACTGAAACTCTTGTTTCATTGCCGCATAAACACGAGACTGCACCGCTGACATTACTTTTAATGTGCGTTCTAAAATTGCAAGTGTAGTACCAACTGGAGATTGCGATGACATGTCACTAATTTTTAAATCAGCAATAGATGCAAACCGTCTGCCTTCTTCAACAATGCTTTGCATTAATTGAAATAAAACCTGACTTGGTTCTTTGTATGGTAGTGGCATAATGTTTTCTTTTAATGAACCACTAGGAATATCTACATCACGAAACTCTGCTGGTTGAATAGGTGTGTCATCACCTTTAACTCGCATACCTTTAGTTTTAAAACCACCGGGTAAATTAGCTAAAGTTCCTGCATCAACTAACTGTCTAATTAAAGATGTACCTGACTTAGCAAAAGAACCTAACAAATGCACTAAACCAAAAGCATAAAAACCAAAACCGGGTATGTAAGGATAATGCACAAAGTGTTGTCGTTTTATTTTTCTAGGATCATCTTCCATCCAATTGCGTCTTATAGCTAATACAACATTAGAAGTTTTTTCTACAGTTATAATGTAAGGTAGTCCAATACCTGTTTCTTTACCTTTGTCATCTTTATCTTCATACCCTTCAAGATCGATATTTACATGAAACTCAAGAATCTTATAACGATCATCAGAAGTAGCACTAAACCCCATGTTTTCTGCTATTTTCTTTTCAATATCATCTAAGTATCCACCTTCAGGTTTTTCTAATTCTACATCTCTATAGAAGCCAGCTACCTGCAGTTTGCGTACATCATTTTCTGATTGACGCATAACATGTGTTACCCGCTCCGCATCATCTAAACTACTAGCGCCATACGGCACTACCATATCTTCAGCGGGTACATAAATAGAAGCGGGTCTGCCTGTGTTGTTATCATAATATACTTTTTTAAAAGCGTTACCCGCTAAACCTAAACCCCATAACATGCGCTCATGTTCAGCCCTATATTCAGGCATTTTTTCCTGTATATAGTAATTCATGTTATCTGCTACATTAACTGCGGCAGCTTTGTTTTCAGGAGTTTCTTTACCAATAATTTTTGTTTTTACTGGACCACCTGCAGGTAAAGTCTCCATCACGGTTTCTGATTGGAACTTAACCAACGCTTCAGATAATAATGGGTGGTATACACCACAGCATCCTGACCACGGCTCAGTGCGTTCTTCTATTTTTAAACCAAGCAACTCCATGCCATCCGCATAAGTTTGAAGCCAGTCTTTACGAGAACTTAAATCACTTTCAAAATCTTCCATCAACATGCTGGATATTTCATTAAGTTGATCTTCATCCATATCCTCTGCGAGGTTTTTATAGAATGGATTTTCTTTTTCAGATATTTCTATCTCTACAACTCTGGTTAACTCACCTTCCGGCATAGCATCAAATTCTATAACCGTGCTTAAGTCCTCTTCCATTTCCTCCTCAAGTTCAGAAACAGGTCTACCATCAGGAAGAACGATCTCTAAATCAGGCGCATTACTTTCTGCCATAATTATTACCTACGTTTTGTTTTTTTCTTAGCTACTTTTTTCTTAGCTACTTTTTTCTTAGCTACTTTTTTCTTAGCTACTTTATTTTTTATAAGACCCCCTTTTTTTGCGTACCCCATTTTGTTACGCACTGGTTCGGGCAGTTTAGCCAGACCGGGATTTTTTTCTACATCAACTTCTTTTAGTTTAGCCATAATTACACCTTCTTTCTTTTGTGTTGTCTACGGATAGCTTCTTTACCAAGTCTAGCAATAGCAGCTTGTTTATTTTTACCTTGAACTTTAGCTCTTTGTTCCATGACAGTTAAGATTTGAATTTTTCTCGCAAACGGTTTGTTAACTCTTTTAACTTTTGCCACAGTTGCTCTAGCATCTTCTGGAGTCGCATATTTAATTCGCACAGTATCTTTGGGGTTTTCATCAGTGTATAATCTCCTTCCACTTCCTTTTGGTTTTTTACCTGTACCAACTTTAGGATCTTTTTTCTTAGCCATTAATAATAAGACCCCCTGTTGTTATGATATCTATATGCACGATAAGCTCCTTCATCAAAATCATCAGGCTCATCCATTCTAGTTCTAACATATCCTCCTTTACGAAAACGCATTAACGCCATCGAAGTTGAGTCTACATAGTCATCATGTTCTCCTGCAGGAAAACTTGCTATCTCTTCTATCACTTCCTCTGCCCAACGGGTAGGAGGATGCCATACTAAACCTGATGCAAAAATATCAGATACTGCATTTAATCGAGTAATCTTATCGTTCCCTTTAGTCGGTGTAAACTCCTGTACCGGAATACCCATAGATCGTAATTCATAAATTAATGGCGCACCACTAGCTTTTTTCTCGATAATAACACTATCTGGTTCCCAATGTTTATATTCTTCCATAACAACTCGTTTAAGTTCAGGAAACTCCATGCGGTCACGAAAAGCATTAAGCAAAATAACATTAGCTATAGGCAAACCTTCTTGTAGTTTAACTCGTCTATCTTCGATGTCGTTGCCTGTTTCTACTGCAGGCTCTCCTGCTTTGAAAAAGACACCCCATACTGTACAGGCGCTATAGTCAGCACGATTGTTTTTTTCAAACGCCGTATCCCATGACATTAAAATAAAGTCACAACTGGGTGGATTCTCTTGTTCCCAACAACGCCACCACTCCCGTTTTACAATAGCACTGACTTCTGATGTGGGGTCTTGTTGATATTGTGCCATCCATTTGCTGTGAGGTAGTTCATTACGTAGCAAAGTAAGTTCTTCTAAAGACCAGAACTCTGACCACAAAGCATTACCTGATGGTAAAATAGCAGGAAACTCTATAATCTCCCACTCTTCTCCTTCTCGTTGCATCGCAGATTTTACCACTTGCCCAGTCAAATCACGTTTACTCCAACGTGTCATTACAATAATAATCGCTCCACCGGGTTGTAAACGCTGACGAGGACCGGAAGTATACCAGTCGTGTACCTTGTCATAGACTTCAGGACTATGTTCTGCTAGGGTTGCTTCCTGTTCACTGTGGGGATCGTCAATAATTAACAAATCCGCACCTTTACCTGTAACCGCACCGCCTACACCTATCGCAAAATAGTCTCCACCCTTAGATGTATTCCATCTACCAGCAGCTTTTGAGTCTGCCTGTAAGGAAGTGCCGGGGAAAATGTCTTTATATTCCTCTCGTTCGACCAAATTACGTACTTTTCTACCAAAACCCACCGATAATTCTGCAGTATGAGAGGTTTGTATGACTTTTTTATGGGGAAACTTGCCTAAAAACCAAGCTGGTAGCAAATAGGAGGCAAACTCAGACTTAGTATGACGGGGGGGCATATTAATTATAAGTCTTTTGCACTCACCATTTGCTACACGTTCGAAAGCCCGTGCCATTTTGGTATGATGGCGACCGGGAATAAACTCAGCCCACATTTTTTTCACAAAAACTAGAAAATCATCCTTAGTTTTCTCTTTTTGTACTAAATTTTCGTACTCAGACAGCTCTTGTAGTAGTTTTGCCTGCTCTTTTTCGGATAATTTAGGTAAAATTTGCAATAAATTGTCTAAATCTTCTTTTGATAGCTTGGGCGCAAGCGTTTCTGTCTTGTTATACGGACGAACATTGTTAGAAGGTGCGCTCATTTTACTTTTTCCTGTAATTTAAGCGTATTTTTACTAAATCTTTTATATAATTGTTCCCGTCTTGCTATGATTTCTGTAGCTTCATAGCCTCCGTGGTCACGATTGTAGTATCCTTTCTGTTTTAACACGTCTGATGCCTGACATAACAGGCTTAATCGCTGCACAAAAACCATCGCATACGCACAATCAACTTCTGGTTCGAAGTTTTCATCGTCTAGTAAATCATTACCCCCGTCTGCTGGATGAAACCCCATTACATATAAGTCCTGATCAGCAAAAAAATTAGCTGATATACACTCATTTAACCCATCAAGATACATGTGAAACCTATCTTGGTCCTCATCATAGTCAAAATCAACCACAATAATTAATTCATAGTCATCATCGTACTGAGCTAGAGTGGTATATAGCGGTGTAGGATCACCATCATACTTAAACTGGATATCCACTTTGTTATCCATCCACGCTTTTGCCGCATAAGGGCAAGGAGGAAACCCGTTATAGGCAAGGTTTTTCTTCTCCAGTGCATGTGCTGACCAAGCCCGAATCTCTTGCCGGATATTGTTTTCAAGAGTAGTGTCCATTATGACTTATCTCTTTTTCTTTTTTCTAGCTATTGTTCGTACATTAGTAGGTTTACCACCAACACCTTGTGGTTTAGCTCGTTTTCTGGCTACCGCACTTTTAATTTGTGATGATGTCATGGTTTTGGCTTTGGCTCGTGGTACACACTTAGGATATTTTCGTTTACTTGTTTTAGTAGATTTCCTACCACAGGCTTGAAACTTACCTTTCTTTTTAGGTGCGCCTATATCTACCCAGTCTCCTTTGGAGCCTTTACCGAACCATGCTGTTAATCCGCCTTTTGGTTTAGCTGCCATTATGCTGTCCTGTATCCACCGCCACGTTTTTTATAT